ACACGGTTGATTATCCCCTCGTCCAGCAGAAAGTCTGACGCCCAGATTGCAGAGCCGGTCTTTCCGGTGCCCTGCTCATTAAAGCAAAACCCCCGGCTATTTAAGGTTAAGAAAGAGGAAGTTGTTTTCTGATGCTCGAAAGGCTGGTACTTGCCTGTCCATTTATACTTGCCCAGTATGGGGGATGGCACATCTCTGACGTTTAAGTTTCGTAAAACACGGGACTCATCTACACCCCAGTTAACAATAACGTCATTTGCGTTGAGTTGTCTGCTCTTTGGTATCGCCGCAGTAATTTTTTCGGGATTACGAACCCGCAGAAGCAAGCCTCTGTTATCGACAATTTGCATCACTCCTCCTTGGAGTTACTTCTTAGTTTTCTTTTTCTTCTCACGCTTACTAGTTTCAGAGACTAATCGTCCACTAGAATCTCTCTTGAAAGATCGATTACGTGATTTACTTTCTATCTTAGTACCGTCAGAGTTCTTGCCACCTTTGCTCAGTGCTTTCTTGTGGCTTACATCCTTGCCCTCTCGCTTGTCGGCTTTGCCGTTCTTGTTTTTGTCTACGCCTTCCTTGTCTATCTTACGCCGTGCACGCTGCCTTTCCATACGGTCAGCATGTTCACCACGCTTCTTCTGTTGCTCGTACTCTTTCTTATAAGGACGTTTCTTTTTTGTATATGGCATCATCGCCTCCCATTATGTGGGCACTCAGTTACGACACAGTGTGCTCTACAAAGCCCTGTGGGTTTAGGGTTCCATACGTCATTATCGTATGATTTTTCCAGTGTAGCGTAGGCGGTTAACCACTTGCGCCACAGTTCTGTTTGGTTTTCTATGGTATATGTTTCTTTAATGAAAGCCTTACATACCACAAACAACAACCCACATTTCACCTTCTTTATGTCAGGGAAATGTCTAAAGACGCACAGAGCCATTAGCTCTAGTTGTCCTTTGTCTGCATACTTAGCAGACTTGCCGGTTTTGTAATCTATTACTGTAGCAACGCCGGTTTTTTCGTCAACTATTAATAGATCGGCCACACCTCTAAACCAAACACCGTCATCAAAGAATCCACACGGTTCTAGCTTTTCAGTCAGCCCCATCTTGTATTCGCAGAGCTTCTCGCCTTTCATGCCTTTGAGTTTGTCTAACGCACCCAAAGCATAGTCAAATCGGGGGTCTAACTCTTTAACTACACCGCCGACGTAATCTTCTGCGGCCTTGTGAAACTCGTTTCCGTAAAAGATAGCTTCGGTTTCAAAGTTTTCCTCGTAATCTTTTACTACCTTTGTGTGGTAATACTTCTTCGGACACTGATCAAACGTCTTTATGCTACTGAACGACCACGCTGGTTTGGTATCCACTCGGTACACTCTCCGTAGTTTTTGCCGATCTCCACGTCACCACGCACGGGAAGGCCGTTCGCCCACTCCGGTGTGTAACGCATGCAGGAGTCCACGTAGATAGCAGCTTCCTCTACCTCCGTGTCTCTGACACAGCATACCACAGAATCGTGTACCGTTAGCAAAATAGGGTACCGCTTAGATATCATTAACATCTGTTCGGACATCACACAACGTGCTATTCCCTGACACACGTTTTCTATAACTTTACCGCCGTAAATCTTAGTCCAACCCCGTCTAGTCTTGTACGAAAACTGAACACCTTTCTCTGTCTCGTCAGCTTTTAGCTGGTTGTAATACATCATCAACCCTGATGGGAGTTGAATAGCGTTGAGATTAGGCACCACTTCGAGCACTCCCTTACGTCCAAGTTCTGCGGAGTAGTCTTGGTAGATGCGCATCAGTGCAGTTTGGGCCTGCCGCCATAAGTTAGTAATTGAGTCGTTCGTGTCCCTGTAGATACGTACAATACGTTCTGCTTCCGCCGCTTCTACGTCAACCCCGAACGTCTTAAGTTGGTCACGGAATCTTACTGCCCCCATTCCATATCCGGCTCCGAGGATTGTAGTCTTACCGATGAAGCGTTGGTGGGCAGTAACTTCGGATTCAGGCACACCATAGATAGCCGCTGCCATCTTCTTGTATACGTCTTCCCCCTTCTCAAAAGCCTCGACCAGATCATTCTGACCGGCTAACCATGCGAGTACACGCGCCTCTATCTGGGCAGAGTCGGCTTCAACCAGTGTGTATCCTTCCGGTGCTACGATACATGACTTCAAAACTTTAGCGTTCTGACCCCGACTTGGTAGGTTCTGTAGGTTAATCTTATCCTGACCGCCCCATCTGCCGGTGTGTGCTGCGTAGTATTTAATCGGTACAGGTAATGCGCCGCGCAGTGCGATATCAATAAACCTTTCTGTACGTGTTTCCTCTAGCGTACTCTTAAGTCCTATGCGAGCTGCTACTAACGCTTGCACCTTTGGGTCTTCGTGTTCTTGGAGAGCTTTGAATGCTTCATCGCTTTTAGCAAAAGCAAATGTCTCTTTACCTGTACGCAAACTTGTTTTGGTTGGAGGGATAACACCTAGTGATTCCAACGCCTTAGCAAACTTAGGGTTGGACATAAGCTCGTCCTTCTCAATCCCGCATTCTTCGAGCAAGCGATCTTTTTGAATTTTTAGATTCGACAGGTGGTCTTGTAGTTTATCTATGTCTAACTCAAGCACAGGGTCTATAAACATACGCAAGGTCATATCTATAACTTTAAGTTCTGACCTCGGAAACTTGCGCGTAGTCATAAAGATATTAAACAGTTTGTAGGTTAGCTCTACATCTTGGATACAGTAATCCCCATACCGTTCTAATTCGACATCGCTGAAATCTTCGCGGCGTTTGTCCAGCGCATGAATTACTTCGTCTCCTTTCTCTCCGACATCGTACATCTCTGAGAGTCTTTTAAGTGACGCACCTGCATCAACACCGTGTATTGCACGCGCCATGCAAAGAGTATCAAGGTATAAACGAGGGTGAATATCAAGCAACCAACTAAGAATAGCGCCGTCAAACAAAGTGTTATGAGCAAGTACAGCACACTCTTCCCAGTTATAGTTGTCATGTAAGTACCTCTTCAGGTCACTGAATGCTCCACTCAACCATACTGTCTCGCCGTCATTGACCTTTACACTCACACCAATGATTTCAAACTCAGGACTACGAATGTACTGTTCTGTAGTTAGTTTAGTTAGCGAGAACGTCTTTGAGTAATAAGTCTCAAAGTCTACGGTTATTACATCCACTATAATCTACTCTCTTCTAAAATTTTGTCGTATAAGTTATCAAGGTAGTAACGCCAATCCTGCAAGATATCCAACTGAATGACGGAATGTTCTTCATGGAAATTTTCCCAAAGTTCTACCTCTCCCTCTCCCGCGTTGGGGTTGTAGTATAAAGTGCCGTATTCCGAAACTTCTTTTGCCATTACAATCTATCCTCATATTCGCTAACAGGCGGTACGCCCGTAGCTGTTAGCTTACCTTCTTTTATTAGTGCTTGACGGTTAGCTTCCTGTGCAGCCGCTATTTCTTTTTTATTTTGGCCGGTGTATTCGACAGCCAGTTTTTCTTTGATGAGTAGCTTATTGATTGTCGTTCTCCCCACTTTGATTTCACCGAGATAGCGTCCAAACTTTCCCTTCTCTTTTGTTCGGAGAGCATAAACTTCTCCCACGATGAGAGCCTTTTGAACGTATTCTTTTGCGAGGAGTCCATGAGCTTTGCGCGCCTTATCTCTCTGGCGGCACTCGGGAGTATCAACACCATACAGACGAATCCGCTGATTGTGCATCCAACAATCAAAACCAAGATCAATGTCAACATCTACTGTATCCCCATCTACTATGCGTCTAATAGTTGCTTTGTATTCGTACATTTAGTTTTCCTCGTAAACTTTTATATATCTGTCCAGATACCACTGAGCTTTCTTCAAATCTTCAAGCCCGTTTTTGTAAGTGTGCCTGTGCAAATACTTTGTGATGTTACCTAACAGATAACCTTTGAATCCTTCCGGCGTAAGCTGCTGTTTAATGTAGTCGATACACTCCACACCCTGTTCTGCATAGTGGGGTGGACTGTTTACCATGTCCTTAGTTTCACTTGAGAATCTGGGTTTCTTGTACGTACCGAACTTCTGTTTCATCTTACACCTGTATAAAACACATGTTTGTGTATGTTAGTTGTAACCTGTCCCGTGTATGCCCACTCGGGGAATACCTTTGTACTGTGATAATGAGTCGCGCCCCCTGTAATATCAGGAATCAAACCACTCAAATGCACTATGTATACCGCATCCCGCCAAGCCCGTTCATCGTGCGGGTCTTCTGGTTTGCCATCGCAGTAGAAGCTGAACTGACACATGTTGCGTATCGGGTTACCGTTCCAGTAGTAACCTTGTTTGACTACATCACACGCATTGTCTGGGTAGCGTGGGTCTTCGATTCTATTTCGTATTACATGAGCGACTGCAATCTGCCCTGCATCTGGTTCACCTCTAGCCTCAAAGTAGATAGCTAGGGCTACGCACATAAGCGGGGTGATCATACAATTCTCCAAATCCTATAGGTACCATCGGGTTGTTTCCGCATCGTCATTACCCTTTCACGCCTAGACAAAAACATTTGTGCGCTAGCGGCTTCTCTGTAGTTATCAAGTGCAACGCTATCACCAACTTCCATATCTAGCAGTGGATCAAACCTAGACGACCGACCTCCTCTACGTCGAGGCACAGGTATATCTTTCTCTATTATCAATTCCATAACTATCTCTTTGCTGGTAACTGGTTTCAATCAGTGAACAACGACCCCGTAGTCAGGGATTTCGTATTCATAATTTATCGTCTCATCGTTGGGTGACATCAAGAACGCGCCATTGCTGGTATGAAACTGCATAGCCATCTTTGTAGGGGGCGACATAGTAATGACGTGTGAGACATTCGGATACATTATAGGAACAGATTCTAGTAGCTCATTTACCAGCCGACGCCCGGCCCCCTTAGAGTACGACCACAAAGAGTAAAGGCAAAAAACCGTAGCTATGCTTGTATCGTCTTCATCAAACTTAGCTTCGACTTCTTCAATGAGTTCGTCTATCTCTCCGGTCGCGTACATTCGTAACTGATCTTCTGTTCTCGGAATGAACGGACACATCACCGTACAGACAATAGCGTTTACCTTCATGTCGAAACCCTGTTTGTCCACATCAGCAAACACACGAAACTTTCCCTCGAAACGTGTTACGTTATCTTCAAACAAGTGTGGACGAACAGGGTCATCGGCTATGTAGTCGATGAAGTCTTCCATGCTACATTCAATCAGCATCGTCTTCCTCTAGTATCTGTTCGAGTTTATCTACCGCTTCAACAAGACGTTTGCCTAGCTGTACCAACTCTTCAGCATGCTCCTCGTCTATTTTAATTGTTATCTCTAACATGGCGATCCCACTCCCGTTCGCGCTCTTCGTCTGGATCAACTTCGTATGACCGCCACTTGTACCCCTCGTCCTCATCACCTACACGGTTCGGATCATCCGGTATTGTGCGCCAATCGTTATAGACTCTGCCCATTATCATTCTCCTGTATATCTTTCAGTATCTCCCGCCGTAGTCGCTTGCGATCTTCGGACGAACATTTACTCACGATCTTGATATCACTCAGTCTTAGTTTGTAACTCGACGGTTGCCAGTACAGCGCGGCTTCCGGCTCAGTCACCAACATGTACTGCCACGTCTCACCATCTATATCTATATAAAAAGATTCACCAATCATTCTGCGTCATCTCCACCTTTAAGTCTATAGTCTTTCTCCACAAATCCCTCTTTGCTTCCATTAACATACGTTGAATTAATCCACACCTTCTTCCCGTTCTGGTACGTACGGATATGTCCTCGTCTCATGTGGCTACGTTTCGCACCACCTCCACCGCCGTTGCCTCCACCTAAGTACGGGCTATCCCATACCTCACCGCCGATAGACAGAACCTTGTAGTCATAATTAGCTGTCTCACCTTTCTTGGCATGTTTCTTAGCAAGTTTAGGGGGGACATTTACAGGTACTTGTTTACAGTCGTTTATCTCTAACAGATTGCAAAGCGTAGCCATTGACATAAAGTCATCTTGGTAGTCTGACAGAATGTCCCCTATTTCTTCTTGGCTATTCCCATGATCCACAAGATATTCAATAAAATTGACTGTATGGGGGTCGGGGTTCCAATCAAGTCCATATCCCATAGCTCTATGAGCGCCAATATCTTCAGGCTTAAAACTAAATTTGCAGAACGCTGGTTGGCACGCCCATACTTTAAGATGGGGGGCATACAATACTGACGCACATCTTATGTCTAAATCTTCCCCCTCTTCTTGTTTCTGGACAAGAATAGAAATTTTATGGGTGTCTATTTTTTCGGGTGCATCTGGTATTTTTATTCTTGTTGCGCCTTTCGTGTCGATACCATCTGCCTGATTATTTATATGAGTAGTACTTAGCAGAATCGTAATTGGGTACGGCAATCGAAATGGCACGTACTCTTTACCATCAAAAGGAGGATGTAAATCTTTACCACTAATTATGTTTCTTACATCTGGTACATAAAACTTCATGCCCCTCTCAATAGTTTCAGCTAAGTAGTCCATTGATTGGGCGTGTTGCGGCATTTCGTTTTCGAGAAGCACCCCAACCGCAGTACGCATATCACGTACCGCATCCTTAAACTTACCCCAGTGCGGGATGCCTCTAACTGTCTGTTGCTTTTTCATTCTCGTTCTCCTAGTTAAAAGAAATAAGTTTGCGTGAGTTCGTACAGAAATCCCCCCACCCATTCAGGGTTCATGCTGTACTTCCTCACGACTAACCGTAGCGTGGCTTATTCGGTGCATGCACAGGGTTGGAGTGCTCTTATGAAGCATTTAAGCCCTATCATGCACTGCGGATGTTTTCGGCCAGAATGATACAAACACACCTACCCACCGTCCGCTGGGGTATGGGGGAGTAAACAAATCAACTAAAAAAACCTCCCCCTATTAAGAACCTAAAACGACAGCAGTACCTCCCGCACGCTATCTATATTCTCCTCGTTAACTACCCATGCTTCCCCGGCAGCCTTAGCTATATTTTCCAGTTCACGTTTCTGTAGTGCAGTCGTAGTGTTCTTGCCTGCCTTACACTCAATAGCGAAAAACTTTCCTTTGTAGCACCCGACTATATCCGGCACACCCGAACGTCCGTAGCCACCTGTGGCTGGAAAGAAGTAATAGACATCTTCACCCAACGTCTTCAGTTGTTTCACTATCTGATTCTTTACTCGTTTCTCCGGCGTCATCGCCATCAGTTTCATCTCCGTTCAAATGAATCCAAAACACGTTCTCTTGCATCCGTCTACCGATGTTATCTATGTACTTGCTCGGTGACTTGTGCGGCATTACTCTCAATACTGCTACCTTACGTTGTACCCACAAAGGTACCTTGTCTGCGGGAATTGTATAAGGGCGACTTATGTTGACACCTCGTATGGTCATCTCCATAAGACCGAATGACTGCAAGACAACAAAGTCGCCCTTAAGTTCCACACGTAGCACGGCTTTATCAATTATCATCCGGTGCTACTCCGTAGACAAACTTGTATACAAAATCAGTGGGTACCATAAACGCACAGGCTTCCTTACAGAACACTTCGTAGTCTGGCCTGATCACGCCGATATTCTTGGCACACCCATCGTCATCCCGCTCGACAGTTTCCAGTGTCATCACTGCACGCTGTATTTCGACAGGCAAACCCTCAAAGTCATCGAAAGTTTGTACTTGTACTTCATCGTATGGGGATCGCTGCGCTTTGTGTATGCAAACAATCTTTCCGGTTACAGTTGAACGCATCATGCACATGACACTGCGATCTCCTGCGTGTTCTTGTTTGGCTAACACAGCGTTACGTGCGTCGCGGTACTTGATAAAAGTTTCACGTAGTGCGCTATCTTCCGACAGAGTGGGGGACTTACCTTCCTCCATCTCGTACAACATGTTGAGTATTTCACGCGCACAACTTCTGCTGACTGCATCGGTTCTAAAGTTTGAGAACAAACCCTTGAGTTCGTCATCGTACGATTCAACCATCTCCCACACCAAGGGCGACAAGATATCCGCAACGTGTTCCGCTAACTCATCGTCACCGTAAGGGCGCAGCCCAGCAACAAAACTTGCTGCTCGCTTGGCATCATTGATCGCATTGATAGTCCTCTCTTGATCGTAAGTGCTGACACAGGAAGTGCTAAGTCTACGTTGCCGCTTGATACGCAAAGACTCTATCTCGTACCGACACTCGTCTGAGTTATACCAAACGTGTGCGGTATATAAGTTGCTACGTCTGGGACGGATAGACCACTTCCTTATGTGTTCACCCATATAAGCATCGTTGTGGGTTGCCATAGGATGAATGTCTACTGCATAGTTAAACTTCTCCTGAATGAGTTTCAACAGGATTATTGTCTTCTCAGTCGTCTTGTACTTACCAAACTTGTAACGTGCGCTGTCTTCTCCCCACGATTCACGTTCAAATTCCTTTAGTTCCTCATCGGTTTTCGGAATGTAAGAGCCGTTGACGGTCTGTTTCTCCTCGCCGTAGAAGCGTTCACGAAATTCTAAAGGGGTGTCGTTCACACCCCGATCATTGTATCTAGCCATAAGAGTTCTCCAATTAAAGGTTTACGTGGACAGCAGTGCCCACATTAGGTCTTGCAGTGTCGTGCCCAAGAATGCACCACAGTACGGGCGAATTCCATGTACCCCAATCCCCACCCAGATATCCATCCGTGCATACGATCACCGCTTGGGGATTGATGTTATGCTCTGCCATGTACTCGTTTACACAGCTTATGTCAGTGCCACCACCACCGGCTGGCTTAGTTGACTCAACCAACCTGTCAATGTCTTCGGCTTCGTACGTCTCATCCGCACAGATTTTGGTGTCCCAGTACAACACGCGAATCTTGTTCACATTGACGTTGGATACCACACCCTGCACCTCGGACAGAAACTTAGTTAGCTCTGCCTGACCAATGCTGCCTGACGTGTCGATAGCGATAACAAGTTCGTCTACCTGCTCGGACACACCACTGGGCATGTACATACCGGCTGACATGTACCGGCGATTGGGTCTGGCATACGTTGAGTAATCTGTACCTCGGCATGTCTCGGTAACAAACTCACTCAACACATCGACCCAATTGATCTCCGGTTGCAGCAGCGAATCAATCGCACGGTTGCCACCACTACCAACCTTACCGGCAGTCAATGCACCCTGACGAATCGCGGTGTCGATCTGCTCGGCAAGCTGCTGTTGCTCCTCGTCCGACATGCTTTCGGCACCCTCCCAATCGTGATCGTCAAACCCCTCACCATCACCCTGTTCGGATTCACCAGATTGCTGTTGCTCCTCCTGTTCAGCGTATAAGATGTTGAACACCTGCTCACTGTTCATCTCAGAGAAACGTGTATCTGCAAGTCCCATTAGCTGACCAGTCTCCTTGCATCTAGGCATCTCAACAAACAAGGTACCGTCATCGTTGACAGACTTGTCACTGAGTATCTGCAAGTTGATAACGTGATCGCATGCTATGTTAGCCAGCCGATGATCCTTGTCGTGCAGATGTTTCCACGTAGTCAGATGGCGATACAGCTTGTGATAACACTCGTGCAAGATAAGGAAACGTAATTCAGGATCAGTCAAACTATCGACAAACTCCCGTCCGTACCACTCGTCCCGCCCGTTGGTGCAAGCTGTAGGAACATCATCTCGTATCTCCTTACTACCCATCATCAGCACACCGGCTAATGCGATGTAGTTCCTGTGGTCAATGATATTAACCAGAGCTTTGGATACCCGCTGCTCGGCGGTTAGTTGTGTTCGTGTTGAGAACGTCATAAGTCACCCCCTTACTTCTTGTCGTTGAAGTACATGTAACCGTTAGCCATGCACCACTCTTGAAACTCCTTGGTGTTAACCACCACATCTTGCTTGTGGTAGTCATCCTTGCGGGCGGCATTGACAAACAAACCCTGCGCTTCCTTGGGCAGTCGGCTCAGGTACTTCATCCATTGGCTCACCCACTGATACTCGATAGTCGCCAGCGTACGCTGAACAACCATGCAATATGCTGCGGGAGATTCAGGAACCTTGGCGGTCATCGGGTTGTCCTTGATATCCTGATTGGTAGGCAAGTCACTAGCCAGTTCGAGAAACGACTGCATGTCACGCGCAGCCCGATCACCGATAGTGCCGGTCAGGAGCAACCGCACGGTAGCTTTGTCAAACTTGTCTGCCTGCCACAAGATATCGCTCGCAGCCTCCAATGATCTAGGCGTGACGAACGCCGTACGCCACTTGGCTTTGGGGTGGTAGATGTACGGATT